CGCATTGAAGGCTGCGTTCATCGAGAAGTCGGCTTCGTTCCGGGACGACATGCCGCCCGGCTTCTGGCCCATCACCCACGCGATCGGGTGTCCAGCGCCAGATGGCCGCCCTTCCTTGTAGGACTGAAGGGAAACCGACGCCCACCCTGCCGGGAAGTTCCGGATCGCGCCGCCGTTCGCCATGTCAATCCCGGCTGGCTGACCCGTCAGCGCCGACCCGGCGTTATAGAACCGCGCCGGAGATCCCGGGAAGCGCGAGCACCTTCCGGAGATCAGCGCCACTTAGCCACCCCAGCCGTAGTCAGCCATGACGTTGACCGGCGAGCTGATCGTGGTTGCGCCTGTCTGAAACAGGAGGAACCGCAGGCACGCGCCATCGGGGATCTTCGGCATCGACGGCAGCTGGTTCACCAGATCGCGCTCGGCCATGATGCCGCTCACCGGGATCGGGATCTGCCAGAGCGGGCGGACGAGGTGCATGATCAGCGTGCCGGCTCCGGTGTATGCCGTGCCGCCGCTGAGCGTGAACGCCTCGATATCTCTGATGCCGTAGTCGCCAGTAACGAGCGGGAGGAATGGCCCGGTTCTGGATGCGGCGTTCCCGCTGTGGATGATCTGGCCGGCAACCGGGGCGGCAGCGCAGCCGATCGCCGTCGACATCGTCTGCGCCGTGTTCCCGTCCTGATCGGTGTAGGTGAATGCCGTGAGGTTCGGACCACCAGTAGACGGAGCCACCCTGCTCGATATGTACGCACGAAGACCCACCCCGTTCGCCCACCGGGAAGCCCCGGTAAGCGCCGTCATGGTGACCGTCCTGCTCCCAGTCCCCGTCACGTCCGTCGTCAGGATCGGGATATACCCGACCTGATCCACGCACATCAGGATCCACGGAGCGCCAGCCGCGGCGAAGCATGATGCAGCGACGTTCAGGAAATGCTTCGTTGCCGTGCTGACGTTGCCGCCGTGATAAACCGCGCCGCCCGAATAGGTGTCGTCAGTCGCAGCGAAAGTCAGCGTCGCCCCGGTATAGGGATCAGCCAGCGGGTATCCCGACATGACACCCAGATCAGTCCATGTTCCCGCCACCCCGGCAATAGTGGTGGTCTTCATGTAGTCGATCCGGCCGATCTTGCCGTTCACTGTGATCTGGTTGATTAGATCGTCCTGACTCGTAAAACCCATGCTCTATCTCCAGACTGTTTCGACGCTGCCGCTCAAGGTTGAGCTGGCAAGGTTCTGTGACACCCTTCCCACGATTCCCAGAAAAGCGCCGTCCACGATCTCCGGTAGAGGAGATCTTTCCCTGATCGACTCGATCTCGGCGACATCCCCGAACGACTCCAGCGTGCCGGCGATTGTCCGTCGGGATTCTTCGCGAAGCCACTGCGCGCTCAGCACCTTGACGAGCACCAGCGCCATCAATCCGCCGTTCACCTGCGACACGGTCACGCTGTCAATCTGACGAATCCCGGTCCCGAGCGTATCCTCCGGAATGAAGCAAGAGTATCCACTCGCCACACCGCACCCGCTGATGATCGTACCCGGGGTCGCGCCGGTCGTCTGGCAGAAGTTCTGCTGACTCACCCGAGCCACGCCGCTCCCGTCCGTGTAGTTCACCGTGAAAATTCCGCCCCCGGTGGTGGTGGCCTGACAGACCGCCATCATCTTCAGGCCCATCCCTGTCGTGTACCTCGGCAGGGTCACGGTGTTGTCCATCGCCTGAGGATCCAGCGAATCCATGTCGACGAACGGGTAGTACATGACGTAATCGCAGAGCATCAAGATCTGATTCTGCGAGGTCGTGATCGTGGGGCCGGAGGCCCCGCTCATCGCGCTCCAGCGATGAAGCCACTGCCTCTCTCCGGAGATCATGCGAGGGACACGAATGCCCTCCCATGCCGGAAGGACCGCCGCCAGAGTCGGAGCCGCCGCGTAGTAGTTCGCGATCGGGTTCCCGCCCATGTACGAATAGTCCAGCCATGCTCCCGGCTGCGTCACCGCGACCGACGAGACAAGTTTCCGGTAACTCGTAGACCAGAACTTGCCGTTGTCGATCGTGTCGGAGAACGCCTTCAGATTCTTGAACGACATATCAATCGACTGTCGCGGTGAGCTGACCTGCTGCGAACTGCGGCTGGATGCCAGAAGAGATCGCGCGCGGGGACGTGAGCGATCCACTCAGAACGATCTGCCCCGCGCCGGAAGATAGCGTCCCGATGCTGAAGTATTGCGCCGTCTCCGATCCGCCCGTCGCTTCCGGGAACTGCACAAGCGCGAAGTTCGAGATCGTCGACACCGACCGGGTGAATCCCGTTCCGGCGCGAGCCACAGCTACCCGAGCGTATGACGTGTACGCACACTCGGACGTTGTCTGAGTCCCGGCCTCGCCCGGGTCTGCCGTGTGCAGCGCGATGTAGAAGCTGCCGGCCGCCGCTGAGTTCTGAAGACCGGCGGCATCGCCGACGTTCGCCCAGTCGGTATTAAGAAACAGAAGGTCCAGAAGCGCGGCCTCTGCCGCATTACTCATGCTCATGTCGAAGCTCCGTTTTCAGTGATCATGACCACCCGCCGGGGTAGTAGTTGTTCCCGCCGCCGCCACCGGATCCGCTACGCAGATCGACCGTGACACCCGCCTCTCTGGCCCGGAACTTCGCAGTGGTGCTGTTATACCAGATATCGCCATTCGCAGGGGAGGCGACATCTCCAGCCGCGGGTGCGATGTTCGCCCTTCTCGTGACGACGATCCCATCCGTCAGGGTGTTCAGCACGGTCACGCTGTTGTGCTTCAGCGATATCGTTCCTGACACGTTGACCGTTTCGAGAATCATGTGACCATCGTAATTCAGGATATTCAGGTCGTTCGTGACATGGTCCTGAAGGATGTAAGCCATCGTCAGCGGAGAGCCGCCGTTGTTCTTGTTCAGGGTCCAGACGGATCCGCCGTCATCAGCCCCGAGCATCCCGATCTCTCCATACGCCCCGGTCCGGACATCCTTGATCTCAAGAGCCCGATTCTCGATCCACACATAACTCGCGTCGGTGTAAACGACCTTCGTAGAACCATTGTACAGCTCCCTGACGTAGTCGTTCAGCCACGCCGAAGACGAAGCGCTCCACTTCAGGGCTTGCAGATCAGCCGGGGTCGTTACGGTCACGTCAGAAACGTCCGACACGCTCCCGGTCTTCAGGACCCACGGAAGAGCCGGGTTGCTGGACCCGAGGTTCACCCACTCCAGAGTCGCCGCTGCCCACACGATAATATCGAGATCGCTCAGAGCGCCGAAGGTCACGTCGACCATCCCAGCCAGCGAGTTCGATGTCGACGAATCCGGAACCCACTGGCTCAGCGTTGAATCCCACGTCAGCACGTCCCCATTCGCGGGAGTCGCAGCCGTGACATCGGTCGCGTCGTCCAGCACGAAGGCCGGGAAAGCGAAGTCGGTGATGTCCGCGATGACGTGCTCATGGCCGACCAGAGAATATCCGGACAGATCCGTGGCCGTGTCCGTGTCCGAGATCTGCTGCTCGATCAGGCGGACGAGCAGATTCATCCGCTCCCGGTCGAAGCGGTCATGCTCGAAGGTCGGTAGGGGCTGCCGCCTCTTAGACGTTGCCACGCTGACCGTGCGCGAAGATCCGCGCCCTCATGGTGCCGTAGCGCCAGTAATCCCCGATCGCGCTGCTCGTGATCCGAAGGCAGACCTGCCGCCCGCGGATACGCACCGAAACCATTCTCGATGTCGGATCGACGATGACCGACTGCTCGGAGGCATAGGTCGTCTCCTGCGGGTACTTCTTGCTGCGGAGCTTCATGGTCACGCTCCCGCTCAGCCGCAGGAAGTCCGGGATGAGCTGGTCCATCTGCATGATGTCCTGACCCGCCGGAGGAAGCTCCGAGTCGTGACTCTCAAGGTACGCGGTCATGGCCGAAACGTCGTCGTCAACTCCGTCCTCATGGGTGTAGATCTTGCCGTTCGTGCCGGCCGCATAGGGAAGATCGTATGCCTTGCTCGTGTCCGCCCACGCGGTCCGAGTCAGGCTGCCGATCGCCCACAGCTCTTCGAGGTAGTTGAACACCGCATACCGATTGATCTCCCGCGTCGCGCCGCGCTGCGTCTGATCCACGATCGAGCCCGGCTTGCCGGCCCGGAACGACTCGAACAGCGTCGAGTTCAGCACCGGGGTCGTGTTGAAGACCTGCCCCACGATCCCGGCAAGCGCGCCGCTGTAGTCCGCCTGCTCGGTCCCGTCGGTCACCAGTGAGGCGACCAGCTGAGTCGTCCCGCTGTTCTCGTCCCAGAAGTAGACCCTCGCGAACGACGCCTCGTACTTCACGAGGATCCCGTATCGTCGGCCCACCGTGATCGTGATCGGAGTGGCGAGGGCAGTCGTGGCATATGACGCAGCGGCATTCGTCCATGTCCCGCTGACGTAAGATCCGCCCCTGCGCTCCAGATAGATCATGCTGTTCTGACTGTCCAGCGTAACGAGCAATCCCTTCACGTCGTCGCCGACCACGTTCGCGGATCCACTCAGATCGGTCGCGCCGAAGATCAGACCGAACCGGGTGGTCGTCAGGGCGGCGATCTTGAAGGTGGTCTCGTATTCGACCTGCGACGGGTCCACGATCACGAGGCTCGACTTCAGCATGTAGGTCGCCGTGTACTGGGCAGAGGTCATCCCGTTCGACAGCGAGATGTACCCGAGAGCGTTGAACCCCATGATGTAGTCGTGGCTCGCCCCGACGTTCATCGCCTGCTGACCGAAGTCGTCCGAGAGCGCACCGGATGCGAAGTCCGCGTCCACCCACACGTCCGGGGTCTTGCCCGGGTAGAAGAACCAGATCTCGCCGAACTGGGTATTGACCCCGACGTGGACCTTGTCCTTCTGGAAGGTGTTCAGGTTCTCGAAGACGTAGTTCCGGACCGAGCACGGCATCGGACGAGGCAGACCGTCGTACACGTAGAAGTCGCCGTCGGCCATGAAGTAGACCTTGTTCCCCACCGTCGCGACAGCGTTCGGCCCGAGGATGGCGATGTTCGGACCGACCAGATTCACGGAGAACTCACCAGCTCCGATCTGCCGGACCGAGTGGATCGACTTGTCCGTGAAAGCGATTATTTCGCTACGGGTCCGGGCGGCGGTGATGAACTTCGACCCCTGATACACCCGGGCATCGCCCGCCGTGTTCCCCTCGGTCACCGTCCAGTCATTGAAGTCTTCCGAGCTGCACCACCGCAGGAGCAGCGGATCGAACTGCCCGGTAATGTCGTCGGTCGCGCCGAAGGCGAGAAGCTGGCGACTCTGGTCGTTCATGATCAGGAAGTTCGCGCGGTCAGGGGAGCCCGAGAGCACAGTGGCCCGGGTACTTGCCCCGGAGGTCTTGTCCCACCAGTAGATCGCTCCGCCCCTCGGGCTGGCAATCAGATCCTCGCCCCAGTTCTCCAGTGCCCATGTCCGGGCCGCGAAGACCGTGCTCGTGACGGCGCGTGCGGTGTTCCACGTAGAGGCTCCCCACGCTCCAGTGCCCCAGCCAGTACCGTAGGATGTCGTCCCCCTGCCCACCGAGATGTCGTACTCGTAGGCCACCGTGCCTCCGCCCGTGGTCGTCGAGCCGGCGTTCGAGGTGTGGGTGATCTTGTACGTGTCGATCGTGAGGATCTCGTCGATCTGGTACTCGCCCGTGATCGTGATCCCACCGACTGCCGTCGCCCCGGTGAAGCGGACGTAATCGCCGCGCTGCGCCCCGTGGTTCGCGTCGGTCACTACGACGATCGCGCTTCCGCTTGTAGTGGCGAACGGCGCGGTCAGCGTGCCGGTCTCCCGAAGCGGGGTGATGTCGTACATCGTGTCGTTCTGCCACAGGTACAGCTTCGACTCTGTGGCGATCGCTACCCAGATCTGACCGTCCAGCGATGCCCAGTCGAGGAACTTCCTCGCCATCCCCTTGAACGTACCGGACACCGAGCGCCACCCGCCGAGCTTCTCCGGCAGACCGTTCCGGAACCGGATCTTGTCAGAGTCCTTCCAGAACGGTTTCGCACCGCGCGCCGACTGCTCTGTGTAGACCCCGCCTTGAAACGGCAGGTCGATGAGGACCTTTTGCATCAGACTGTCACCGAGATGGTTGCGGAGTCGTAGACGGCAAGCGAGATCGGGTCTCTCAGCTCAAGCAAGAAACTCCCGCCCCCTGAGCCGCCCCCGCTCGTGAAATACCACCCCCACGAGTACGCTGGCGGAGTTCCTGCCGCAGCTGCGACCCATGTTCCCAGCGCCGGACCGGACACGTATGAGTTCACCCCAGACACATAACTCAAGCGCATCTGAGCGCCATCCCGGATCGGCGCGGTCACGCTCCCAGATGAATGCCAGTTTCCGACTACCGAAGACCCCGACGGGTTGCTGCCCACGATGGACGGTGGGCCTCCCGTGGTAGCGTTCAAAGTGATCGAGGAGATATTCAGAACGATCGGGTAGGTGATCGAGAACGGAGTGAGCGTGTAGCCGGCAAGGTCGTACCGATATGCCGTGCTCACAACGGCAGAGCTGCCCGCCATCAGCGCCATCATGCCATTGATCGGCATCAGCCCATGCCCTTCAGGACGCCGCCCAGCCACTTCGCAGAAGTCGAGTCGTACTCGAAGCTCGCGTAGTCGATGGCATTCGCTGCCGTGGAGAGGACTGCCGGCGTCGCGGCTGCGAATGCGAAGGCCGATCCCCATGTGATGACCCGGGATCCGGTCGCGTCCTGCTTGATGACGATTCGGATCACCTGTCCATCGACCCCGCCGGTCGGGTTCTGTAGAGTCCAGTTGCCCGCCATGGCGAGGTAGAAGCAATTCGACAGCGCGGCATTCACCGCCACGTTGCCGCCAGACTGCGTGAGCGTGGACCGGGTGACCCTCTGAGCCCCGACGAATGTCTGCGCCTGATCGAGCCGGGCGAACACCGCCGCTGCGATCCCGCCGAGCAGGGTCGAGTTCGCCGCCAGCGTCGCCGTATCAGCGTTCGTCGCCGATGCGTAGATCGTCTTGATGTCGGTCGCGTCGCAGTACAGCCACGTCGCCTTGCCGGCTGGGACGACGATCCCGGGCTGGCCGGATACCTTCACCGTGACGACCTGCGACCCTGCCGTGGAGTTGATCACGAGGTACAGCTTCGTCTTCGCCGGCACGATCGCATCGCGCGCGGCCGCCAGAGTGCCGGTCAGATTCAGGATCGCATATCGAGCCTGATCGTTCGCGCCGTTCGAGGCTGAAAGCGTCACGTTGCCGGCGGTCAAGGAGATCGAGACCATCCCCGCAACCGCGTCTTCGAGAAGCTGGAAGACGGCGGAGTTCGCCACGTCGCCCCATGTGGAGTCGTTCTCCCCGGTCGCCTGAAGCGCGAGACGGAGAAGGGTGGTGTATGCGGTCATTCTCTACTCCTCGGAGCCTGTGGGACCGGGACGGCGGATAGGTGGTCGTACTGCGTCCCGAACTGGTTGTACAGCTCCCTCTTCACCATGGCGAGAGCGGTCTGGTAGTCGGATTCCCACACCGGAACCCGCTCGTCCGCGACGATGAACTTCTCCGCCTCGGTGAGCGCCGCCTTGAACAGAAGGTCGTAGACATACGTGCTCAGCCAGTTCGTCTGATTCGAGGTCGAAAGCGCTGCCGGCCTCGAAAGATACCGGATGTTCACCACGTAGGTCGCGACCGGCGGAGGGGCGAACCGGATCACCGTGTCCGACTCATCCGCGTAATACTTCGGCACTCCATTCGCTGCGCCCGAGTTGTAGTCTATCAGGACCTCGGCAGGCTTCCGAGCCAGCATGACCGGCCCCGTGAGCGCGCCACCACTCAGCCAGATCTGCTTGATCGCAATCAGGAGATCCGGAGCCGCGATCGTCGGCTTCGTGATGGTGGCGGTTCCGATCACCATCGAGGTCGCACTGTTCGTCCGCCTGAACGCGGCAAGGTCCAGATCCCGGGCGAGGCGACGCTCCGCGAGGTCAATCACATTGTTGATCGAGGAGGTGAAGTTCGACCCGTACTCTTCGAGCCAGACCTCGATCCCACTCACCAGATCGTTGTACGTGTTCAGCTGTGCCATGTCATTACGCCGTGTTCGAGTCAATACAGACGAAGAAGGCGACGCGCTTATAGACGCTGCCCGCCGCTGAGTCGAAGTCGGGATATCTCTTCGTGAACGTGAGGTCCCCTGTCGCGCCGGCCGGAACCAGCTTCCATGACATCTGAATATAGAAAAGCCCCGGACCCGCGAAATCCGCAAGGGTATGGTGCCACTCGGTCGATGGCTTCCCGTTCTCCCAGTAGAACCCGTTCGCTGAATAGCTGATGGTGAACAGCATCAGGATGCTGTTATCCGATGGAGCCGTCACCCCGGGAACGGTGATGCTGGTGTAAGGCCCTCCGGTGAGGGGGGTTGCGTGAGCCCCGATGACCCTTCTTGCCGAATCGGTTCCCCGGTAGACGTTTCTGAGCCCATACACCATCGCGTAGTTCGTATTGCTTCCGGCTCCTGCGACGAGCCCGTTGCTGAATGCCGCCGAGCTGCCGAGAGTCCCTATGGCAAGCGTGCTCATGCTGTAGA